CTGTTTCCCCCATTATAGCACAACTTATATCATTATCATCTAATGTTTTAAATATAGATAATAGTGTATCTCTTACCCAATTTTGTAATCGTCTTCCTTTAGCTTTTCTACTGCGAACTGTTGTCATGTTCTTCCTTTGGGTTATTTAACTTAGTATACCAGTAATATTTTGGATTCATTGCTTTAGATTGTTGTTGTGGCAAATGTTGTATATCCCCCCAACATGCCTTTTTATATGGACAGAATGAACACTCTTTTTTTAATATTCTATTGCCTGTTGGTTTTTTATTAAAATATTCTTCTTCATCTTCATATATTCTTTTAAATGGTGCATCATTATTTAATGCTTTTGTATTTTCCTCTGCTTGTTTTACTGCTTTTTCAAAATGTTCTTTATCATTAATTGGCGTTTCAACAATTGCCCATTCACCAGATGATTTATCAATAGCAATCCATCCTCCAAAATCTTTATCATCTGCTTTTGCATACAAGTATCCTTGTGATACATAGCCAAAAGTATCGTCTTTTAATATAGCATCAAACCCTTCTGAAAATTTATGTTTAAAAGAATAAGGTGATGCACTTTTTATATCCCATATTTTATCTAATATTTTAACATCATATGTTCCATTTATTTTCTCATTATCAAACGCATGCGTTACTTTTTTCTGTATATTTTCTACTTTTATACCAGATGATTTTAATATAGCAATAGCTAATGCTTCTACTAAATCCCCAAATATAAATCTCATTTTAGCATTATAAGGTGGAGTCTCTGTTTTTGCTCCCATTTTTTCCATTTGTAATTGGCATAAAGGTCTACCAATACTACTCATTCGTGGTCTAAATTCTTTTTCTCTTTCCTCTATAAAATGTTTTATAAATGCCTGTTTACAGGCTTCACCAAATTCATTTACAATAGTGCTAGAAATAGGAACAGAGGCCTTATTGGCCTCCGTTAAAAATAATTGCACTCTATTAAGAATACTAGACACTATGATGCTAACACCACTTCGGGGTCATCTGCCATTTCATTTACTACTTTTGCAGATGCCGCATCACGTTCCTTATTCTTATGAGCATTTTGATATTTTTCAGATATTCGGGCATTTTCTTCTTCTATCAAGGCATTAAACATATCCATATGTTCTAAATCCTTTTTAGTAAATTCAATTTCCTTACTATCTACTGAAACAGTTGACACATAATACACATTACTACCTGCCTTTTTACGTTTCGTTGTTAAATTTAATAGATGATTTTGCATTAAACTATCTCTACCTTTAAGACTTTTTAACGCTTCGCCTATTGGTGTAAAGTTAGACCCTGTTACACGAAATAGAACAGGCATAGCATCAATAGTTGTTGCATCCCCTGTTGCTGTTGTACCCTCCATAGATAATAAACCATATACTAAACGATAACATTTAATATTACGTTGAGAATCTATTTCAGCTTGTGTAAGTTGTTCTTTATCTTTACCTATTACTTTACCACATCGGACTCCCCCATTTGAATCAATAGGTTCATCTTTCCATGATTTAAATACAACAGAAGAACATGGATAATTATTATTATCTGGGTCATACTCCATATACTGATATGCATTAATAAAAGGTCTAAATTGTATAGGTTTATCTTTTATACTATATACTTTAGCTTCTATACCAGAATCATAAGTTGTATAAACACCTGCAGATAATTGATTTCCATCATCATCTTCTGCTGCTCTGTTTATTGTAAGACGAGATATTGTGCCCGAACTAATTATCGAGCCATCATCTTGCCCTGTCATTCGCATTATCTCCTCTTTACTAAGAGATTCAAATGCTTGTAAGTCATTTACCATAGTTTACCTCCAATGGTTAATTCAATTACTATATTAGCATTTTTAACAAAAAAGTCAAGCATAAACTTTTGTTTCTAACCAATTAGAGCCTACCTTTAATTCAACGTCTAGTGGAACGTTAAAATCAATATTATACATGTCTTTCATCCTTTGAATTACTCCTAAACACCCATTGTTTAGGCAAGAAGCGACTATACTTTCTTCTCCGGGAAAAACGTCTGCCACAATAGAATCGTGTACAGTATTGATAAGTAGGCTCTTGGTTTTATGTTCCTCTAATAATTCTTGTATACCAATACACGCTAGAGGAACAATGTCAGCAGTTGCAAATCCCTGCACTGGATAATTTTTTATCTGTGTAGAAAAACTTGAACCACCCCATGGCATGCGTTCTGCTTTAGGAAAAGCATATTGTCTACCTGTTGGTAGTGTTACGACTTTTCGCCGTATTGCTTCATCTTGCAGTTTCTCATGCCAATTTTTTATATCCGGATATTTTTTTAAGAATGCCGAATAATATTTCTTTTCATTTTCTGTACCAGACATACCTCCATACAAAGGTTTAAATGTATGTGCCTTTGCTTCTTGTCTAGAACAACCTATAATATCTGCTGTATATTGATGTACATCTACACCATTTTTAATATCTTCCATTCCTTGTGTATCTTGTGCAAGGAATACAGCAGTACGAAATTCTAATTGTGCAAAATCTATTTCCATAACTTTACCATTTTCAAATCTAGAAGAAATAACTTTACGAATAGGAAATGTATTACCTCTTGGTTGATTTTGAAAGTTAGGATTACGACTTGATAATCTACCTGTTGCTGTTACTGTTTGCATAAAGCTAGGATAAAGATATCCTTTTTTTGTTGTATGTTTTTTAATACCATCAACAAATGTATTTAAGTATACTTCTAATGCACTGTACCTAGTAATTTTTTCAACAAATATTTTTAAAAATTGGTCGCCACGCCTTGACATTTTTATTAATGTACCTTTATCTGTTTTAAATCCACCCTCTGCAACATCCATAACAGAATCTGGGTAAGCAGTAAATCCTGCTTTATCTTTTAAATCAGTATACACAAAACCTTGTGCAGAACAATCAATACATTTACTTAAATTTTTATATGGTTGTCCATTAACTTTTATTTTTTGAACTACCCCACGCCCATTACATGTTGTACATTGATGGGCTTTTGTTTTTTGTACAGGTTCTAAATACTTGGCAAATAATTGTTTTAATTGTGTGCCTGTAAATCTAGGTCTTTTCTTTTGTCGTTTTGTTATAGGGTCAATACCTAAATTAAATATTCGTGCCCATTCTTTTTTATCTTTTACTTTTACACCATATATTAACCATGATAATTGTTCTGGACTAGCAGGATTAACCTTTGTATCACCCATACGAGTATAAATAATCTCATCTATATCAACACGAAGTTTATCATACTCTTCTTGAAAATCTTGTTCAACTTCATCTAATGCTTTCATGTCAATATAAATACCATGATTTTCCATCTTAGCTAACACAACTAAAAACTGACACATATTTTGTAATGTTTTAACGAGGTGCCTATGTTGTGGCTTACGCAATTGAATCATTTGTGCCTCATATAAAGACCTGGTAGCTTTTACATCCAGTCTACCATATTCTTCTACAATACGAATAGGAATATTTTGAAATGATACTTTATCTTTTATGTATTGTTCTGTTGCATCTGATTTTTGTATAACACCACGAAAAGCACAACAATCTTTTAGTTTTAAACTTCTTTTAATACCTTTGTTCATAACATATTCGCCAATCATAGTGTCATAAACTCTACCAGTATAATTAAAACCTGCCTCCCATAGCCATAGCAAATCAAATTTAATATTATGACCAACAAGTAGTGTAGTTTTATCTAGTATATCTTGTATTACTTTTCTATCTGGTATACCTTTATAATCTCTATGTTTAAAAAATACATACTCATCATTTATACCAAGAGATACTAAAAAGTTATCTGGGTTCTTTGGTGATGGGTCTAACTTACCCTCTTCTGTTATTTGAAAACTTGTTTCAACATCAAATGTACTAATCATTCCGCATACCTCGATAGTTCTGGTATTATAATACAATTCTTTAGACCATGCCACCCTGTTATTTTATTTTTACTTATAGCTAAACTTCTTACCTTTTCATCTGTATCCATTTTATCTCTATGCCCTACACCTATAATAACATCTGCTTCTGCAGCTTTACCTGTCTTACTACCCTCCATCATATCAAATGTCAAATCAAATTTACCTTGCCCATCTGCCGATGCTTGTGATATAGCAATAACACAACAATCATTTCTTTTTGCAACTTCTCTTGCACCTGTATAAATAGCACGAAGTTTCTCATCTGTTCGTGCAAAATTACCTGTTACACCTACTTTATCTAATTGGTCTATAACTAATATATCTGGCTTTTCTTTTTGTACAAAATCATCAACGTCATCAAGCGACCAATCCACAGTATCAAGTATATGTATATTTTGTCTCACTTCGGCCCATTTTTGATTGGCTTGTTGTATGTCAGCACGTATTTCATCCATTGTAAGCCCTGTATGAGCGTTTATTAGTCTCATTTGAGTCCTAATTGCAGGCTCTTCGTTGATAAGTGCACATACTTTAGCACCTTGAGAGGCAAATCCGTCAATTCCTGCGACTAAATTTACCCAAAATGCAGTTTTACCTGCCTCTGGTCTAGCAAATACAATAACAAGATTACCCTCACCTACACCATGTACAGCTTCTTTTAATGGGGCTAAATTAAATTTCCATTTTGTATTATCTTTTAATTTTTCTATTAAATTAGTAATATTTCCTGTAACATATTCATATTCATCAACATCTTCATCAAAAGATGTATCTAATTGTTTTTTTATTTCAGAAAAATCGGCATCTTTACCATTATATATTTCACTTGCAAGAACAGCAATTTTATTTGCAATACGCCTTTTAAATAAAGAGCGAAGAATATTATTCGCTATTGTTTCACTAGGTAATTCTAATTCTTTTATTTCATTTACAAGTTCATCAAAGTTTTCTTTTTTTGCTCTAGTAGATGCAGGATTATATACTTGCATATGAAGTGATGATACTTCATTAATACTTAAATCATTATCAGAGTCCTCATGAGCACGTCTAATAGTTTCATACAAATCACCTGTGCCATTTGTAAAAAATTCTTTTGTTAGTTTTCTTTTATTTTTATTATAAAAATCTTTTTTTAATAATAACTTTATTAATTCCTTTTCCATTTAGTCGCTTTCATTTGTTTAATTATTTCTTTCATTACGTTTGTTTTATGTTTGTCTTTCCATAAGTCTATATAAAACTTTGCAACCTTTTTGTCAAGTGTACAAGGTGCTGTACTAAGTGGCCATGTTCGTAAATATCCTAAGTATGCTCTACAAGACATCATGTACATAGGCATTTCTTTTCTTTTTACTTTTAATTTTTTGGTTTCTCCTGTTAAAGAATACACACAATAAAAATATTTTTTTGTTTCTCTAACAAACCAAGGATAACTGCCACAATCAACTAACTTCCACATTATTTCATAACCTTATAGTCATTACCATAATACCAATCATCAGTTTGTTTGCAATCATAACAAATACGATTGTGATTACCCTCACTTATGAAAGGTTTATAACACATCATACAATCTCTTTCTTTTTTATCAACTTTTGGTTTTTCTTTTTTATAACCAGTCTTCCACATTTGCATGTACTCAGCTTTTTCTTTTAACATCTCTTTTACTTTCCCTTAACATATTAATCCAAATATCTTCAAAAGCATGTATACTTTTTCTTATATTAGATTTTGTTTTTACTTTTTCTTTTAAGTTAACATACATGAAGTCAGTTAGTAAGTCAACAAATTGTTTTTGAAAAAATTTTTTAGTCATCATATACCTCTAATTCACTTATTAAAAATTTATATATTTTTTTACCATATATATTTTGATAACTTCTGTTTGTCAAGTTAGCATTTTTTATAATATATGTATTTGGAAAAACACGTTCATTACTTTTATTTTTGTAAGTTATATCTACTAACAAATCATTTTTTAATCTAAATTCAGCAATACCAATACTATTATCTTTCCATACAGGTTCTTTTATTTCATATCTATTCATTGCCACACTTTTCCTTATCTTTTAC